GCGTCCCAGCTACGCCCATCAGCGCTTGCCAGCGAGCATCGTTGTTGTCGATCCCACGCTGTGCCATCGCCGTCTTGAACGCGGGAATGTTGCCGGCCGCTTTCTCGGTCTGCACCATGACCGGCGTTTGCGCGACCTGCGCTGTCGTCGGATTGGAGCCCGGCACGAACTGCTGCGCGCCACGGATGTTCTGCGCCGCCGTTGCCGCTTCTGCCGGGTTCATCGCGCCGGCCAACCCCTCGCCGACATAACGCTCAGGCTGAACGATCGGACGCGCAACGTTCCAGAGGCTATTTCCAACCGCGCGCGCGCCAGCGGCGACCAGCGGTGTAGCAGAACCAAGGGCGCCCCCTAGACCGGCCTGTTTAGCCTTCTGCGTCCAGAAATTTCCGTTTGGGTCATCGACCGGCATCATCACGCCACCGGCTGCGCCCTGCGCCGCACCAAGCCCGACTTTACCGGCCAGCGACAGTCCCGCAGCCTCAGGTCCAATAAACATCGTCGGAGCGGTAGCCGCGATCTGACCGGCGATATTTCCGACGCCGGTTGCGATCGGATGCGCCGCTTCTGCTGATGCCGCGCCGCTCTTGATCTGCCCGAGTTGCCAATTGGCGTCGTTGTTGAGGTAATTGCCGATCCGATCCAGACCGACAGCAGACGCACCGCGCCCGGCCAGTTGCTCAAGGCCCGCGACCGTGTTTCCGACTCCCTTACCGAAGCCGATCAGACCGGACGTGAACGTACCGGGTTGCCCGGCAGCGGCTTGTGGTGCTGCGGCCCCCGTGCCGCCCGCTGCCGACGCCGGGACTTGCGGCGCGCCATTATCCTTTGCGATGACTGCAGAAATTCCGCCCTCTTGCGGGGCGCTAGCCATATCCTGCGCAATCACATCAGCGATGCCAGTCATTTGAACATCCCCGAAAGGAGATCAAGCGCGTTCTTCATGGCAGGATCTTGCATAGCCGCCGAAAGCGCATTTCCTCGGTCAGGGCCCGGTGGCATCGAAAGCAAAGATTGAAGTTGCGGCATCATCGCGGGCGTGATGCTTTTATCAAACGCAGCGTTCTGAGCAGTGAATTGCTTTTCGTTGCTCTGCTGATAGATCGGCGCGAGAAACTGCGTCTTTAGATGGTTCATGTCCAGTTGCTGAAGCTGCGCATTCAGCCCTTGGAGTCTGGCTTGCTGGGGCTTCGTGAAGTCAGGGACCGCGGCCTCAAGATTCGCGCGAGACGCATCTGTACCGCCGCCCCCGAGCGCCTTCCCCTGAAGTGACGTATAGAGCGCATGCGCCTTGTCGTACTCGGCGGCATCGTTACTCAGACGTGTCGCCCATTCCTGAGGCAGCAAACGCGCGATCGTATCGCCGGGGGCGTTTTTGTTCGTGATATCCAGCATGCTTTGAAGGGCTGACCGGGACGCCTGATAGTTCGCATCTGCACTTGTCAACGTGCCGTAAGTGTCAGCCATCTGCTTGCTTGGGGCAACTTGCGAAGCGTTCGCGGCGTTGATCTGCCCCAATGGTGGCTGCGCCGCCATCGGACCGCCTGCGGGCGCTCCCTGCGCGCCCCCCATCGCATTGCGCCACCCTGGCGTCTCGGTGTCGAACAGCGCCGGCAGAATGCGCGCGCGCGTCGCAGGGTCGGCAAGGTTAATCGGCTGATTCACGCCAACGCCGCTTGCTGCCGACATCGCCGCAGCTTTCTGAGTCGGGTTGTTGTTGCCGTCGCCAGTCGGAGACCAGCGATTCGCGATGCCGGTCAGCGTGTTGATGCCGTGCTTCGAGCCATATGCCGCGAGCGTCTGGTCTGCAGCATTGATCCCTGCCTGCGGCGTGTCATACGTCGCAAATTGACCGTTGGTGCCTTTGATATTGCCGAAATTGTTGTTGCGGATGCCGACCGGCACGCTTTGATCGCCGTTTGCTGCCGCGTTGACATTCGCGCGCGTCTGCAGGACGAATCCGCCATTACCATTATTGGCGGTCGGATCCCATACCGGCTGGTTCTGATTCTGCGCCCGGCCGAGTTCTTTGGCAGACTCGCTACCGGTCACCGCCTGCGGGCCGCCAGGAATGGGTGCAACGGACCAGTTACCGGTGGCGTCCTGTTGATTCATGTAGCCAGCCGGCGCGGCGCCCGGCATTGTGATGAAGCGATCGCCCACCATCACACCACCGCCCGGACGAATGGAAAGCGCGCCGTTCTTGCGGACCTCGTTCTGAAGCGCCGAAGTGTAGTCAGGCGACCCGTATCCATAAGCCGCTGCTGCGGTCTTCATCGAGTCAGTCGGCATCTGCATTGCAAGCGTCGGATCATGCTCTACCGCAATGCGCATCATGTCGCCGCCGCCCTGAATCCCAGCCATGTTCATCAACATGCCCTGCTGAAACAGTTGCTGCGGCGTCTTGCCGTAGATGCTGCCACTCGAAGCGGCCGGAGCTTGCTGCTGCGGCATCTGCGGCGCCATGCTGCCCATGCCAGCAGAGAGCCCCGACATGCCGCCTACATTCGCACCGCCGCTCACCGGCGTCCCCTGCGCCATCGTCGGATCAGGCTGCGCAGATTGCTGCGGTTGTTGCCCACCCATGAGGCCTTTCATGGCCTGCATCTGAAGCAATTGACGCTGCATGCCCAGCGAGTTGTCGAAGCCCTGCTGCATGCTCTGAAATCCCGCGCCGAGCGCCTGACCGTTCGATATCGGCAGACGGGACGGCCCGGCAGCAGACAACAGGCCTCCTGCCATTCCCAGCAAACCAGCAGTCTGAGGGTTCGCCAGCATCCCCATCAGGCCCATTCCAGACGGATCGCTCGTATCAAAGAGACCGGCCATGTTTCACCCCGTAAAGCCGAATGGCTGGAAGCGCGCGTAGGGCGGCAACTGCTGAAGTTGCTGCTGAAGTTGCGGGTTCTGTTGCCGATTACCTGTCACGGGCATTGGAGGCGCAGCTTGCCCCATCTGCTGCGGCTGCTGACCCTGCATCATGTGCATGGCCTGCATCGCCATCATGGGATTCATGCTGCTGCCTGCCGCGGCGCCCATCGTTGCGCCACCAAGGGGAGCCAGTCCGTTGACAGCACCTGAAAGGCCACCTCCAAGCGCGCCACTCGCCGCACCTGACATACCGCCGCCGGGCAGAAGTCCACTAAAAAGCCCCGCCGGTGCTGAGCCTAGGGCGCTCCCCAATCCTGCGCTGCCTGCAGCCGTACCCATGCCAGCGCCCGCACCACCACCCATCGCAGCGCCCAGACCAGACCCTGCTGCGCTGGCTGCGCCAGCAGCGCCGGATGCGCCCGCAGCAGCGGCTGGCGCGGCAGCAGAAAGAAGGCCCCCCGTGAGCGCACCACCTGCGGCAAGAGCGAGCGGGAACCAGGGACTATTAAAAAATGACATATCGATCTCCTTAGAGAAGTCCCATGAGGCCGCCGGCCGCCGCGCCGTATGCCGGGTTGTATCCCATCGACCCGGCCAGCGCAGCACCGCCTAGCGCACCGCCCATGCCACCAGCCAAGGTGTTGGTGTAGTACGGCGTCGTCGTGCTCGTATTGCCGCCGTATTGGCCTTGAATCAGGTTCGAATAGTTGTTCAGCAACTGCCATGGAGCGTTGATAACCGACTGGTTGTACGCTTGCTGATTGCCGCCCATGTTGTAGAGGTTCGTCGCCGCACCATTGATCGAATTGACCGTGTTCGGTGCCGTGGACAGGCCTCCGAGCATCTGCTGGACGCCCGTGCTGTAGTTGTTGCCGAGAGTGCCAGCGGCGCCCAATTGCTGCTGCCCCAGCGCGCCCGCAGCAGAAAGCTGGTTGCCCATGTTCTGCTGGTACATGCTGTTCGTGAGCGACGCATCGGTATTGCCAAGCTGTGTCGCGAGGTTCTGCTGGTTCTGGCTGACTGCATTCGCATTCGCCCCTGATCCGTACCGACCGGACGCCTCCATTGCGCTCGAAGTCTGCGGTGCGGTGGCGGTCTGATACGCGCGCGTGATGGCGTCATTCGCCGCGTCGAGTGCTCCCGTTTCGTACGGGTTGTTGTTCATTGAACCGTTGGCGAATGCACCGAGCGTTGTACTGCCGGTGTTGTTGTTCGCCATCCCGGCCAGCGTCGAATTGGCCGGGTTCGAATTCAGATACGACCCATTGAGCAGGTCGGTATTGAAAGAGCCGGCTGCATTGTTGACGCCCGACGCATTGCCGAAATTCGTCCCGTTGGCAACGCCTTGCGTAATGCCCATTGCCTGCTGCTGATCAGGCGTAAACCCAGCAACAGACGAAGACGGATTGCCGGAATACTGGTTGTAGGTGTTCTGGGCACCCCCGAATACACTACTGAGATACGGCTGCTGCCCCGTCCATGGCGTTGCTACGGTATTGCTGGTGGTGCTTCCGCCAGAAGGCATGTGAGTTCCCCTTAGAGCGCTTTTTCGATGAAGCGATGTGTTTCCTCGTATCCCTGCGCGCGCATACGCCGACTCCATCCGGGGCGCGCACAAAGCTCCATCGCGTGACATCCGCTCGCCTTCGCCCACTGTTCGATCGTCTCCATAGCCGGTTGCTGCCACTCACTGGCATTCGTTCCGGTGACAATTCGAATGAGGCAAACGCGCTGTTTCGGGTAGTTCGCGAGACGGGTGATTCCCACAGCGAACGCCGTAGATGACTTCCAGATCCAAAGCTGGTCTTCGCCCGTCAAAAGACCAGCCAGAATGTCTGCGGCGTCGTACTTGCCGCGGTTCCTCTTGCACGCCGCTTCGATCCACGGACGTACCTCGGGCCAGACCGCTTCGATTTCAGCGATCTGGATGCCGTAGAGCATTGCGTTACCCGATCAGGAGAGCGTTGAAAGTGCGATCGCTCTGCGCGTTATTCGCGTGTGTGAGCGTCGCTGACCCATTGACCTGCGCGGACACATAGAGACCGCTGATAGCCGCCGCTGCATTGGCTGTGAGCGGCGAGAAGCCGATAAACGTATTGGCGCCGATGCGGGCATCCGTAACCGTGGTGGTCGTCGAACTCGGCGTGAGCGTCACTTGAAGAACCGCGTTCAGCTTTCCGGTCAACTGCTGATTGAGTGACTGCGCAATCTGGCGCCGATGCTCCTTTTCGTTCGGCAGCATCAGCGGGACAGCCTGATAACCTTTCTGAGTCATCGCCGGCCCGTCATATGAACCGAATCCTCGGGAATCTCGATTCCCTGAAGATGCGTGAACGTGCCGCTTGTCTGAATTCGTGCGCGCATATAGCGGCCATCGGCGCGAACCGGGCATTCGCCGTTGTCATTGACCGAACTGGCGGTCGTGAATGTCGGCGTGTCGATCAGACGATTACGCGTGCCAAGTTGCACGGTCGGACTCGCACCGTCGATCATTGGGCGTGTTGACGTAATCAGCGCGCGCTTGCCGTTACTGCCAAAGGGCTCAAGTTCAACCGTATCTGCGGTCGCATTCGCCGGTGAGCCGGTGAAGTAGTTCAGCTTGTGCGTGGGATCGAACGCACCCATCAGCACCTGGCCGCCAGTCCACACCCGCGAATCGAGCGAAAACGGCAGCGTGTCGAGGTTGTATCCGGTGCTGTCCAGTGAATCAAGCGAATAGCCCTGCGTGATAGCGCGAAAGATGTATTCTGCGTTGACCGCAGCGAATCCCCACTTGTTGAGCGCCCAGTTGTAGACGATCAGCGAATCAGGGACGCCACCGGGGGCCGAGTTCGACGGATACAGCCACATGATCAGGCGGTTGAGCGGATCGAACGCACCAACCACGTTCGCCAGATAGGCCGTGTTCACGTTGGACCAAAAGGTCTTGTCGACACGATCAACGCCGATCGGGATGGACGACGACCCATCGAATGCATAGAAACCGTCTTCACCCACGTAATACGCGAGCGCGCCAAGCTGCACGATGCTTTTCGGGCATGGCGTCCCGCGCACACCTTCAGCCGGGTAGAAGCCGAACACGGTCGGCGAGCCCTGAAACACCACCCGGAAGATGCCGCGCTCGAAGAACACAGCACCATCAGCGTTACCGAGGTTCCCAACCAGACCCATAATCCAGCCCTGATCGCCGGGGATGATCTGCGAACCCGCGAGCAATTCAGCCTCTGTGTTGCTGCCCTCAACTGGCCATGTCGTCGGATCGTCGATCGCGCACCACTGGACGCGTTGAGGTTGCAGACCGTTGGTCCCGTCGAACGTGTTGCCCACCATCACGAAATCCTTGATCGTCGTGATGTAGCGGGCCTGCGGAGCTGCGGCAGCGAGATCGGCAAATGCGCTGCTCGAATTCAGCACGAACGACTGCAGGTTCTGCCCCTGTGCAGCCCCGATAACACGCTGGCCGTATTGCGTGAAGAACCAGCGTTCACCCGCCGCAAGCGAATAGCCGCCGCTTTTGCTCACGTTCGCGAAATTCGTGTTGCCCGGTGCGAGTTCGTAGAGCTTGTCCGCAGTCCCGGCAAACAGGTAATTGTTCGCGCCCGTATCGATCGCCACCTGAACGCCGAGACACTGCGAGTCGAGGCCACTGCCACCAAACGGCGAAAGCGTTCCTACCGGGCCCCACGATTCTTTGGTGCGCGGAAACAGGTTGACCAGGTTTCCAGAAGCCCCTGACGAGTTGTTCGGCGGCAGATCCGGCGCGTAATCAGCGATAGGGAGCAGCATCAGGCGGCCACCATCGCGATAGACGACCCGGACAGTTCTTCAGCCTTGTCCGCGAGGATGAAACTCGCCAACTGCTGCTGATAGAGCGAATCCCATAGCGAAAATGCTTCTTCGTCCTTGTTGAAGCGCGCGGCAGCACGGTTCGTCGCAGCGAGCATGATCGTCGGAATCGTGTTCACGATCCACGTAACGCTGTTCGAGGACGTCAGTTGCGCCGACTTCTGCCAGTAGATGCCGGTGAGCGTGTAGGGCGCATCCGGATACGGGCCGAACACGAAGTTCTGACCCATCCGTGTGAAATACGCCGGGACACCGCAAGCGGACTGACCGGGAAACTGCGTGTAGATGAATTCCGGCGTGCGTCGCTCAACTTCGAAGGTCTGACCGTTCAGCGACACGAGCAGGATTTTCATCCCCACGTAGCCAGCAGGAACCGGCGTTCCCGTGCCTATCGTCGTCGAACTGAACGCGGTTTCCATCGGCTGCACACCTTTGCCCTGATTCTGCGCAAAGATGTCGCGATAAATATCGGCCTCGGCGATCTGGATGAAATAGTCGATCCAGTTGCCAAGATCAGAGCGCGCAAACCAGTCCTGAACGGCCTGCTTCAGCGAGTTGTAGTCGTAGACACCTGCAACGCCTGTGGGCGTTCCTGAGCCCTCTGCCGGGACGAAGATCGTCATGTTTGGCCCCTATCGAACTCGCCGAGCCTGAATAAACCCGCACCCGGTCATTGTCGAAACGCCGAATGTGTTCTGGGTCGACAGGAATACGGTTGTGGTCGCAGAGAGGCTCAGCCGCGTGCGAGTGACCTGCATCGCAACGCCGTTACCGGTCGTGAATGATCCACTCTGGAAAAACCACGGTTTCGTCGGGTCAGAATCGGATGGAAGCGACGCCGAAGTCGTGCTGATCCACGCCGATACCTGCGTAATGGTCGTGCTGGCATTGGGCGTCAAAATCACTTGCCCGCTCACGTCCCAATCCCCAGCCGTCAGGGAAATACTGGTGACATTCGCTGGGGTATTAGTGGTCAGAGAAACAGCAGAAGCCCGAAGGACATTCGACGTAATGGTTTCGCCGACACTCCCCGCGCTCGCGTTGTTGTTCGTCGTGGTGCCGAGGATGCCAGCAGTTTGCGAGGGCGCTATTGTTCCGCTGACTATCAGACCATCGGCGATAGTGACGTTTCCAGATGCTCGACTGATATTGATAGGGCTGTCCTGAAATGAGCCCGCATCGTTATATCTATCTATGTTGAAATTAGATCCAGCATTAGATCCAGACTCCGCACTGTTATCGACACGTAACTGCCAACGTGAAATTCCTGAGCTTTGGAACTGTATTGATCGTGTATTACCAGCGGGCTGACTGATGGATTCGCCCGTAAAGCCGGCTGTGCTTCCTACCAGGGCGGCATTCAAATTAATCGAAGCGGCAGATGCCCCGATCTGCAAAATATTGCTTGTATCGACCTGCGCTAAAGTTACTGCGCCTCCTCCGGTAGTTGCGCCTGTGAGTAGCGTATTGTTTGGCACTGCTAGTGCCGTACCGCCAGATGCGATAAAGCGCAAACTAATCCCGTTGTTCCATCCGGCTCCACCATTTCCGGTATCCATCACCCAGGACCCATTCTGCGATCCGGTATTGGAAAGCCATAGATTCGTGTGGCAATTTGAAACAGTGGATGTGATGGTGTCGCAGTGAGCGCTGTTCGTAGTGTGCGTGGGGCCAATATCGATTTCTGCGCCAATCAGCGTTCCGTCACCGCTGGTCGTATCCTCCGCTAATGCGACCATCGCTTCGGCCCAACCTGACGTGATACCTGCCGCTATCGTCGCATAGCTTACGAATCCATCGCTGAATTTTGTGATCGATCCATACATGTTGTCAGAAGCCATCGCTGCGGTGAACAACGGACCCTTGAAGTATGGAAAGCCGAAAGAAATCGTATCGCCGCTCCCTACACCTGTCCCACTGGCATCCCTATTCATGGTCACAGTTCCTGAGCCAACCGAAGATACTGTGGTGCCGCTCGGAATCGCGGATAAGTTGGTAAGGTCGGTGATTTGCATCGCGGCGGCGACGCCAGTTGGCACGCTCGCGAAATGAAGAACATTGTTTCCCGATGCAGTTGCCGAATTCGTCGCAGCCTGAGGATTTGACGTGGGCGCCTGATTGCTTTCGATAAACGTCAGAAATTCACTCGCGTCCACGCCATCAGTTCCAACGCTGGAATTTAATGTCCCGCTTGTCGTCCCTGCGGAACTTGCACGCAGTTGCGAGAATGCCGGGATAACAGTCGAGCCGATGTTATAGGCGTTGTGGACGGATGATCCTAGAGAGGACATCCCGAATTTGCCATTGATCGTGAGGTTCTGATACGTCGGCGACGGATAGCTCTGGCCGAGCGCCACCAGCGGCCACAGAAGGGCCGCGATCAGGATTCGTTTGAGCATGTCAGCTAACCGAGATGGCGCCGCCGTTGTTCCAGAGCTTTCCGGACGACGAAGGCAGAGTGGTAGGCAGATCGGCAGGCAGAACGTCAACCAAAAGGATGTCGTTCACCGTCTGCGGCTGGATGTTCGTTCCGCTCACGACAAGCTGGTAATGCCCGTCTGCGGCGTAGAAGAAGAACGTGCCGTTCGTGTCGGTCGTCAGCGGATTGGCCGCGACTGTCACGCCGTTGTCGGAGTAGATCGTCGCTGGCGTGCCGCCCGGATACGTGTTCACCTGAACCGACGCGCCGGCCACTGGCATTCCTGTCGCCGCAGCCACGCTGTTGACGTATTTCTGCATCAGATCACCCGATTCGTGGTGCGGAAGGCGGCATACTCCGGACCCTTCAGGATTTTCGCGACCATCGGCCAATGATCCTTGTCCATGAAGTCCCAGCCGTACTTGATCTTGATGTCGAGCATGACCGACATCGGCACGCGCATGACCTGCTTGAACTCGCCCATCTTCTCGAATTCGCCCTCTGCCGCGCGCTTGGCATGCGCAAAGTCCAGAATGGGCTCAACGTCCTCCGAGTACTTCAGATGGACCTTGTTGTCTTCCTCGTGATAGGTCGTCTTCATGGCTCAGAACGTCTGTTCCACAATATTCAACGTGCCGGTACTCGCGCCGTCCTGAATCACCGCGATTTTCTCGCCCGGTGCTACCTTGACGAGCCAGGGACTATCCGTCGCCTTGACCAGCATGTCGGTAGCCGAAGCGGTGGGATTCATGCCGATCGCAACGTGGCAGTTGCCGGTGGACGACAGCCGCACCATGTAGGTTTGCGCATTGACCGCAGCGGACTGAACCGACGATGCACCGATGGTGAGGTTTTGCCCGGGAATGCCTACCTGCGGCCGAGCAGGTGAAAGAGGAACCCAATTCGCCATTTCTCAGACTCCAATAAAAAAGGGGCGACCGAAGCCGCCCCGAACACATCGTCCGTTGAGAAAGGGTTAAAACTCAGCCATTCGTGTCGGTTATGAGACCGTGTGCATGCTCGTTGCCTACTTCGAGCGTGTAGTCGACAAGCAGCATCTTCTTGTCGCTATCGCCGGTCTTGGCCAGCGGAACGGTCTGGAACGGACGCAGATACGCGACACGGATGTAGTTCGGGTTGATGAAGAAGCAATCCTTCGACTGCGCGAGGAAAATGTCCGGGATGATCTTCACGTCGCCGAAATCGGATTGGTAGACATCGACAGCGGTTTTCAGCGTCTTGTCTTCCACTTCGATAAAGCGCGTTCCCGGACCTGCGAAGCCAGAAATGACCTGCTTGTTGACCGGCGACACGACAGCGTATTCCGGCGACTCACCCGAATTCTTGTAGACGAGTTGCAGGACGGTCTTCACCATCGTTTCGGTGAGGGCCACGGTAGCGCTGTTGTACGTGCGCGTGCTGGTGCCATCCGTCCAACCGTTGGCGTTCAGCGTGGGATTCGCGCCAGAAGGCGTACCGCCCGTTTGATACACCGTGTTCGTGTAAAGCCAGCATGGCAGACCGCCCATCGTCGGAGCGGTCGTCGAATTGCCGGCCGCCTTCGCGTGGTTGTAGGTCAGAATGCCTTCCATGTCGCGTTTCAGTTCCTTCGACTTCTTCAGGAGCTGATAGCCCATCTTGTTCGAGCCGCCCGCAGCGATAACAGCCTGCGACTTGCCCGAAAGCTGGACGACCTTCGTCGACGTCTGCACATAGTTGCCCATGCGCGCGGTCGGCGTGAGGGTTTGCGACGTGGGATCGTCACCTTCAACCGCCGCGTTGCTCAGGTTCTGAGCCGCCAGCGAGTCGGTATCCCATTCGTGGTTGTTCTGCGTGGCCTTGTTCTTCTTCGTCATGTTCAGGATCGGCGTCTTGAACGGATCGACGTTGAAGATGAGGTTCGAGAGGTCTTCCCGAATGTTGGTCTGCGTGTACGTCTGGTACGTATTTGACGGGACTGTCATGTCAAGCTCCTTTACTGGTTCGCGAACAACTCGAACGCTGCTGCCTGAGCGTCCTGGTCGCGGGGATTCCGGCCGAGGCGATCCATCACCTGCTGACGTTTCGCCGCTGTGGGGTTCGTGTCCGTCCGAGATCCCGGTTTCGCCATCGGGGGCGCTTGCCGGACCTGTTTCAAAGCCTGCGGAGTGGCTGCTTGGAGTGCCCGAAATCGCGCCGCGTCATGCAGGACTCGCATGTAGCGGTGGTCGAAGATCTGGCTGAGCTCGGCATCCTGAAACCCAAGGCTGCGGGCGTACTGCGAAATGACTTCACGGTCTTTCGTGAATGCTTCTTCGTTGCGCCATTCCGGGATCGCGGCCTGAAGCTTTTCGCGCTCACCTTGAATGGCCTGCTGAAGGTTCTGTTGCTGGCGTTGGGCTTCTTCTGCCGCAGCCTGATTGACGGCCTGCAAATAACCCTGAATCTGCCCTTGCCGCTGCTGGAACTCAGCCTGCAAAGCGGCGTATTCAGCCGGGTTGTTGGCGCGTAGGCCGTTCCAGTCGACGCGCTGGTAGTCGTGCGTCAATTGCTGCATGGCGAGATTGCCAAGCGCGGTGTTTTGCTGGTGCTGCTGCTGCAGAAGCTGGCGCGCGGCCTGACGCTCCTGCTCGAACTGCGTGCGCTGGTTGCTCAGTTCGATCGACTTGTTGTTCACATGCCCTTCAAGCTGGTACGACTTGAGGACATCGGCGAGCGGAACCTGCGTTTCCTTGCCGTCGATCTTCGCGGTGACGTGCAGCGCCATGACCGATTCGGGGTCGATCTTGTGAGCCGTCAGAAGCTCGTTGAGCGACGCATAGGCCGGCGCATCGGTTTCGGCGCCTTCCTGCGATTGCTGCCCTTCGACATGCTGTGCGTCATCCACGCCTTCGGCAGCCCGTTGTGCGCCTTCCTCGCCAGCCTGAGCGGTGTTTTGCGCTTCATCCTGACGCCGCGACTCATCACTCAAGCCGCCGTTATCGTAGAAGTGCTGGAAAGCGTCTTCGGTCGTCAGGGTCGCGGCGCCGGTATCGGTGGTCGCTTGTACGTCGCTCATTTCGTGGCCTCAAATGAAAAAGGCCCACCGAAGTGGGCCTGTTGTCGAAAGTGAATTGAGTTAGCCGAACAGCTTGAAACGCTTCTTCTGCTCGTCCTGCTGCTGAATCTGGAACTGCGCGATTTCGCCGGTCTGCCTGATCTGTTGCAGATAGCTTTCCAGCGTGTTCCACAGTTGAATCATCGTGATCAGCCGCGTGTGCATGGTCTGATCCGAGAGCGGAACCGCAGCCATTTGCCGATTAATGCCGTCGAGAATCGCTTTCTTCGCCTCGACGAAGATCGGCGCGTCCAGCACGCCAGCAGCGTCGCCGCCGCGAATGATTTCTTCTTCAGGCGCCACAAGAGCCCCCTGTTAATGGGTTGCCCGCGCGCCAACTCGGTGATTGAACTTTCGCCCAATTCGAATACGCCTCGGCCGGAGTTGCGCCATATCCGCATGCGCCATCGCTATAACACGTCCAATCATTCCACTGAGAATGGCTGCGGTAGATTCTCGGCTTACTGACCACGCTGCACCTCGCTCACATCGTGATTGACCATCTGGCCGGCGTCTGCCGTCGCGTTCTGCTTCAGTTGGCTCGCAACGATCTGGCCAATGATCTTGACCACCGTCTGCCATTCCTGCGAGTTGATCTCGGCCAATTGAACTTGCTGATCCTGCGCGCTCTGCTGCGAACCGTGCGCAAGTTCGGCCTGCGCCTGCTGCGTCTCGGCTTGCGCCTTGATCTGCTCCGTTTGGAGGCGCGTCTGCGCAATCTGCTGATCGGACTGCGACTTGATCTGCGCGGCCTGCACCTTTGGATCGGGCGGCATGTGCTGTTTCTGCGCCATCGCCTGCTGATATTCCTGCGAGTCCGGGTCCATCGCGTATTGCGTCGGGTTTTCCTCGCCCAACAAGTGCGCCACCTTCTTGAACGTCGCGTAAGCCTGCTTCGGGCCCACCAGACCGAATGCGCCTAGTTCCTTCTGCGCCTGCCCGAGCAGCATTACGTTCGCGCGCGCTTCCTCGCGATTGCCCGAGCCGAGACCCACGTTCACGCTGACCTGAGTCCGTTCGCGCCAGTCGCCCGGATTGACGTCCACCCAGCGATTCGTGAGCTTGAGCGTCATCGGCTTGTCCTGATGGCGCATGAGCAGCTTGTGAATCTTCGTGAAGACCTCTTTGACGCCTTCAGCGAGCAGCCGCGCGACGAGTTCGACCTTGAGTGCAGCCGCAGACATTGCCGCAAGCTGGCCGCCCTTCGTCACGTCCTGCAAGGCGTCTGCGTCCACGCCCATCGTGTCCTTGCCGATACCGGTGCGCATTTCACGCTGCTGGTCGCAATACTCCATCGCCGGCAGGATCTGCGCCATCAGGTTCGACGGCTGCTGGAACGGCATGATGTTGTCGCCGATCGGCCCATCGACACGGATAATCCCGCCCGGCCGCGACACGAGCAGATCCTGCACGTTCACGTTTTTCCAGTTCACCGCAGTGCGCTGGTTGTTGCTGATGTAGATATTGTCGAGCGCCTGACGAAACAGCGTCGTCTTGATGACTTGCAAGTCGTACAGGAGGTCGTAATAGCTGATGCCGACGTGCCGATGCGGCATGCGGATCGGCGAGCAGTACGAGTAGCTGACTTCCTCGACTTCCTCGTTGCTCAGAATCTTGTCGCCGCCCACCATGACGCGACGCAGTTCCGAAATGCCATCGGCGTCGTAATCCACGCGGATAAAGACGGTGCGCAGCGTGACGTGCTGACTCGCTTCGTCGGTCGGTTCTTCCTCGCTCAACTGGTCAGTGACTTCGTTGCGCGCGAGTTCGATCAGGTCAAGCCATGTCGGCTGCGCAAGCGCGATGGAGTCGACGAGATCCTGGTCAAATCCCATTTCGATCAGGTCGGAGCGTGGGACTTTGCGTTCATGCTCGGAGAATGGCGCGTCGTCCAGCCCATGTCGAGCCAGCGGAGACACGCGCATTTCCTCGGGCGGCACGCATTCGACGCAGACGCGCCCCACCTGACGCGTGCGGCGCAGTTTGATGTCGAACGTTGAGGCTTGTTGCGGTCCTTGCGGTCCCGGAATCAGTACGGGCTTTTCCGTTTGCTCCAGGACCTCGATATCGTCGTCCGTCTGCATCAGCATCGTGACTTCGATCTGGCCGAGACCGGTGTATGACTCGACCGACGACTTGCGTTCCTTCAGCCAGTACGTGTTGACGTAGCCATTCCGAAGGAGAAGCGCGTCCTTGAAGAAGTCGTGCAGCACGAAGAAGCCGGGATTCTGCTTCATGAACACATGGTTCACGACTTCAGTCTCAATCTCGGCCTGATCGTCGTCCGTGGGGTTTTCCGGGTCGAACTGGCAAGGTTTCCCAGCGGCGAACATGCGCATCAACTGCGGCATGATCCACTCGACGGTATCGCGCAACTCCGGCAACACGATCTGCGAGCGATCTTCGACCTCGTTTCCAAGTGGCCGCGCGAAATAGGCGTTCAGCGCGTTATAGCGGTCGATTTCCAGCGTGGTCATCTGTTGCGCGGCCGGTTTGACTGAGCCGCCAACGCTTGGGCCAGTGGACACGCTTGAGCCGAGCGACGACTTTTCGTAACTCCCAATGAGCGCAAGCAATTGCTCGTCGGTCATGCGCTCCTTTTTGTCAGCCATTGTGGTTGCCCTTCGGCCCCGGTTTGCGCGCGCAGGTTTGTTCGAGGATGGCGATACGCTCAAGTGCTTCAGTGAGCCGCGCTTGCGCGTCAATAAGCTGATTCGTCGTCTCGGTCAACATGCGTTCCAAATCCGCAACCTTCGCAGTCAGTGCGATGCTCATTGAGAATTTCCTTTCTTGCGGCCCGCGAGCGCGAGGAATAATCGTGAAGTGGTCCGGCGGCGCCGCGAAATATTCGGCTCAAATGACGCCGAGCTTGGGATAGACCAGCGGCTTCATTTCGGTAGGTTCCTGCCACACCACGCAGCCCAAACCGAACGCATCCGATCCGTGCGACGACCAGTCATGCTCAGGACCGAGCCCAATGCCGCGGTCTGGATCGCGCTTCTCGTGATACCAGCCGAGCGCGAGCCGACCAGCTTCTGTCGTCGCTTCGTTGAACCTGATCTGCGGGAACAGCACACGCGCGCGCTCGATACGCTGCGTCGCGGCGCCTTTGCCCTGATTCGGCACGACCGTGACCGTGTAGCCAGCCTGTTTCAGCGCTGACTCATACGACACGTCGTAGACCTTGTCCTGCGTCGAGCCATCGTGCGGCAACCAGAACTGCGCTCTGTCGGGCGTGTAGCCCTGCGATCGACACCAGGCAAGATGAGCGTCAAGAGGCTGTCCAGACGCCTCGTAGTAGTTCACAACGCGGATTTCGCGCCCGATGTGCTGGAATGCCCAGATGGCAAACGCATCGGCACGCGCGCCAGTCCCGCCAATGTCCGCAATCAGGCGGATTGTCATCAACGGATCGGCCGGGAAGAACCCTATGCGCCCTTCCTCGCGCGCTTTCTGCAGGTGCTTCGCGTAATACGCGCCCTCAAGCGCCGTGACGTAGCCGCCTTCCCAGATGTGGTCGTACTGCTCCGGCTGCATGCGCAGGCAGTCTTGCCGCTCCTGCTCAAGCTCAGCCGTGAACCACGGGTTATCGCGCCAGTTGGCCCGCACGACTTGCGCGCCAGTCGGAAGCTCAACGCCTCGTAGCATCACGTCGACCGGATCAGTCTTGCGGCGCGGGTTCCAGCTAAACCACAGTTCGGAGCCTGACGCACGAATGGTCGGACGCAGCAGATTCAGCGAGTAGAGCGTTGCTGTCTGCGCTTCTTCCCACCACGCGCGTTTAAAGCCCTCAAGCGACTTCACGCTCTCAGACGTGTAGTCGTTCATGCCCTTGAAGATCATGAGGCCGTCACCGGGCGTCTGGATCACGTCCTTGAAGATGCGAAAGCCCTGCGTGTCGAACAGCCCCATCTTGCGCAGCTTCGTCTCGATCAGCAGTTTCGAGGATTGCGCCAAATCCTTTTGCACCTCGCGGATGCAGACTGAGCGCATACCCTCGCCGGAATCGCCCGGTTCGGCTACACAGTCCTCAATCAGCTTTTCGGCGAAGAAGTGCGACTTGCCGGAACCCCGGCCGCCGTGTGCGCCTTTGTAGCGCGATGGTTCGAGCAGCGGCACATAGACTTCAGCCGTGTCCAACACAAGCTCGCTCATTCCGCCCGCACAACGCGCCGGGTGATGGTTTCGATCGGACCGCCTTCAGCGCCCGTCACTTCCGCCTGCAGCGGCAACAACTTGCCGTACAACTGGTAGAACTGCGTCGGGTTGGCGTTAGCCCACTTCACCATCGCCTGAACGCCGCCCAAGCGCGTGAACACGTTGGCGATGTTCTCTTTCGCCGTCGTGCCGAGCTTGTTGGGCGTCCCCTTTTGCCGGCCGCCAGTCTTAACGCCCGAAGCCATTTCGGGCCTCTACTTTCGACGGAAGTTCGTTGTTTTCGCTTGACTTTTTTACTGGAATAGCGTGCAAACACGCGCAGACTTCCTCAAGCGTCAGGGGCACAAATGCACCCGCAGCCGTCGCAGATATCTTTTCTTGCGCGGCCCTAAAACTGTCAGCGAATACCTCGGGTACCAAGTAATTTCCGATCATCTTCAGCCGCGCCCGTTACCGGGTAGCGCCTCAACACTTGTAAGCACTCCCTGCGAGTGCCAAACCCCAGATCGCGATAGCGAGAATCGCCATTGCCACGATCCAGCCCATGAACTTCAGCATTACTGCCCCAGCTTTTCCCACTCGTCGTGCGAGCCGGGATGCTTCGTGTCGTTGTGCGTCGCGGTGCGCTCGCCGCGCGCGGGGAATGCCTTGTCGGCCGCCGCGTCAATCCGCTTCTTCTCGGTCGGCGTGGCGAAGCGCTCGTACGACTCAGCCGCCTTGATGTGCGCCTTGTCGTTCAGCGGAAAACGTCCGGTCTTGTCGCCCTTCGGCTTGCCGCCAGCGAATTCCTTCGCGGGCATTGACTTGCGTTGTGCCGTAGTGAGCTTCGACATGACAGGCTCCGGAAAAAGAAATGCCCCAGCGCGCCGGGGGACGGGCTGGGGCGAACTCGACGCGAGTCGAGAGGAGACGCGATGAAAACGAAAAAGCCCCGCGCGGACGTATCCGGCGAGGCTTCGGTTTTCTCTAGGCGTGCAAAGGCGCCACGGATCGGAAGCCTACGCCATTTTCAAAGGGTTTACAAGCGGATTTTTCGAGCAATCCTACTGCGACCATCTGCGGACAGAGAATTCCCTTAGCGCGCGCGTAATCCTCGGTCTGCGTGTCGGCGTGGCGCGGGTTCACCCAAACCGTAAAGCCAGCCCCGAAATTGCGCATCGCCGTGTTGATCGCCAGCCGCGAGCGCATATCGAGCTTGAGAATCATCGGCTCGATCAGCTTGCCCACGTAGGCTTTCTGGTTCGCTTCGACTTCCGCATTCAGGTCGTCGTAATCCATCCATTGGCGGCTGATGCGGAAATCTCGGCAAGCAGGATCAGCGCCGCCGTAGTCCAGATCGGGCGTGTAGGCCGCCTGCCAATCGTGCCAGTCCAACAGCAATTCGTCGATGCGATCCATGATTTCCCCGTTTTCTACTTCGGCTCGAACCAGCGACCCGCTTTCCCGCAACTACCACTCAATCTGCTACCCAACCAACCGGCTAGAGGCGGCGACCGGTGGATTTCGCAGAATGAAAATTTCGCCGATTTTGAGCCCGTGACAAGATTCACAAATCGAAGGTTTTTAGGCGCGAAACACCTATCGAATTGACCGCTAGAGTCCGAATCCCGATGGTGCTTGCAGTCCTTGCAGAGTTTCATGCGACCTCCCTAACCAACACGCCCCACGGCCCCGCCGCGCGATTCAGCGCCTGCACTTCATCCCACACCGCATCCAGTTGATTCGCGTCGAGCTTCCTTGCGCCACCGCGCTTGCCCGCTGCTGATGACTCGATTTCGGTGGGATTGCCGTAGCGGTGCTGGGCGTCGGGCGTCCAGTCTGTGGTGTTTGGCATCACAATTTCCTCCCGCAGAGAAATGCCCATTTGGCCCATGCCTGACGCGAGCGCGGGCGTCCCTTCTTATCGCGCCGATCCTCAAGCCCGTTAATCGTGCAGAAATCGTCGAACTGCCGTTCGAACTTCTCCCACTGCTCAGCCGTCATGCGCTCGCGAGCGATTTCGAGCGATTTGGTCGGGCTGCCGTAGCACATGGTCAGATTTCGAGGCGATGCAACAGCGATCCGAGCGCGTTCATCCGCATTTCCAGCGTGTCGCATATCCCTTCAATTCGATCCGCCATGGGAGTGCCGATGGGTTTAATTCCCGGGGAAGCCTCCTTCGACGTGGAGAGTCCTTCTGGACGGAGAACAGGCGTCAAACGATCCCCATAGGCGTTAGTGATGCCAGCCAGCGCATCCAGAAGCCGATCAAGCCGATCAATCGCCGCGTGGACGTCTGGCATGCGTTGGGCGCCTTGCAAATCTATGACACCGAGTTGATTTTGAGAATTCCCCTGCTGGGTCTGATATGCGTTCACGCTGCTCTCCTTTGGGTTTGATGCTGCTTCGATTCACTGGAAATGCCGCTGCCCGTACCTTCCGATCAGCAGTGCGTCCGGGCGCCCGCTGGTCTTGGTCAGGTGAAGGTGAGGAAAGAGCTTGCGCGCAAGTTCAAGGCTCTGTGCCTTGGTGTCAATCTCTTTGCCGTCCGGTAGCGTGCGCTTTTTGATGCCAAAGAATGACTGCCATGCGTGCGGCGACACGTATGCGACGTCGAGCCGGTTCAGCTCCATCACGGCGCAGATCACGTCTTTCGATGCCTGCATGCTCGCGATGGACTTGGCGCCCCCCGACTTCGAAAACGTGTTCAGGTTCTCCATGACGACCAGCGCCGTTTCGTCGGGTGGAACCTGGAGGCGCACGATCGCTTGGAGCGCGCTTGGGTCAACCTCGTTCGTGCCGTTGCCGGTCGTCTTGCGCTTGCGTACGGGCATGTCGTGGACCGTCACGCGGCCATCGTCGAAGAAGAACGAGAGCGCACCAGTCACGCCCGGATCAATCGCGATCAGCATGCGACCTCCAATTTCCCCTGCTCCATCAGCGCCACGTACGTGCGCGCGATCATTTCGTCCTCGTACTGGCGACGTAGCTCTTTGGTCATGCTCCCCGCTTGGTCAAGGAAAGCGTGACAGCGCAGGCAAAGCGCCATAATTCGGGCGTCGCTCGCCTTGATCGCAAGCCCTTTGCCTCGGTTGGCATGCGCGGCCTGAGTTTCGTTTTCCTTGCCGCAGTCGACGCACGGGAGAGACGCCACAGCGCGGCGCAGCTTTTCGGAGCGATAGGTTTGCGGCTTCGGGTAGCCGACAAGGCGGGCAGTCATAGTTCCCACTCGTTCCGCCATTCATTGGCGGCCAATTCCGTCAGAGAATTCGGAGCGCTCGAAAAATCGCCGCCTTCGACATAGACCTCCCAGCAATTGCAGATCACCCCACGAACGATTCCTTTGCCCTTACAAACTGGGCACCCGGCTAAACCTTTGGCAGGTGGTTGTGGATAGATGTGCTGGTTGAGAAGAAACATATGCAGCTCGAAGTCATACCGAGGCAATTGGCGGTCGATTTTCATCGCGTCTCCCAAAGCTTCTGTCCGCGCATGCGGTAGTTGTCGACAATGGTTTGTCGCATGGCGGCGTATTCGGATTTCATTTCCGCGTCGGTGCATTCATCGACGAACTTGCGGCCGGCGCTTGAGGTAATCGCGTCGGTTGCCGCGCGCGCGACGTTAAACGGCAGCGGTTTGCCGGAATCGGTTTTTCCACGCATCACCAGTCGAAATGCCCACTCCGCTGACGCCTCGGCACGCTGCATCCGGCCAACTGCCCGGTTGAGGACTTCGAGATTCTTCGCGGCCTGCTCTGCCGTCATCGCGGGCACATGCTCAAGCTTGGGCGTCTCGGCTGCTGCGGTCTCCACTCGGGCTCGGCGGCAATGCGCCATGAACTCGGGCAGCGTCGGTGGCCGCTCAAGATCGGTCAGCGATTCGCGGCCCGCCCGCATCTGAGCGGACGACAGTTTCGCGATCTCGACGCCCCAATTGCGCTTGACGTCTGAAACCTTCGTGCCGCGCCACAGGTCCGCAAAGCGCACGCCGTACGTCGCAGCCATCGCCGAGAAAAGCGCCTCGACCCAGCGTTGCGGAATGGCCGTGACCGGCCACTTCGGATCAGGCTCCCAATCGTCTTGGGACATCTCGAGCGTCGACATCGACCACTCCTTCGTTGACGGTTTCGTGGGCAGGCTTGCGGCCGGTAAGTTGCGCGATGACGTCAGCGCGATCGTCGTGGTAGCTGCGGTGCTGGCTTGGCGATGCACGAGCGGTCGGTGTGGCGCGCGGAGACGCAGCTTCAGCCGTCCATCGCTCGGCGATCCGAAGCACGTAGAGCGGTGAGATGCGCTCGTTCGGCTTTGCGGACTTGGCTTCGGAGCAGGCAGCATCGATCGTCTCGACGGAATAGCCGGCGTCAGATGCGGCAATGATTCGGGGATCAGCGGGCTGCGCTTCGATGCCGTGCTTGCGCATGACTGCGGAAATTTCGGCTGGGCGCGCGCGAGGTGTACCACTGGCGCTGATATCACCTATGGTTTTTATATTTCCCTCTCCCTTCCCTTCCCTCTCCCTTCCCTTAAGAGCATTTTCCGGCGGAATTTCGCCGTCGTTCCGGTGGAATTCCTTCGTCGTTCCTTCGGAAGTCTTGGAATTTCCACCGGAAGCACTACTAAATTCCGAAGGAAACAAAGCGCGTTCCAACGGACGACCCATATCAATCCATCGATCAAGTTCCGGTACTTCCAGCGGAACGAGTCCGGATTCACCGCGCGCCTTGTTGCGTTTGCGCATGCGCTCGCACAGTTTGTCGTGCGCCTGACGATGCTTCGCGAACCACGCTTCATTCGCTTTCTCGGCAACGACAGGGTGATAGAGGCGGCCATCCGAACATTTGATCCAGCCACGCAAAGCACCTTCGCGGATCGCCAGCCACGCGGCTGGCGCGCGCTGATAGCCGGTGAATTTGGCAAGGACTCGATCATCGTCAGGAAGCGATGCGGCGGGCACCTGATGCCAGGCCTTGCTCCATAGCAACAGAGCCGACCAGCAAGCCTCAGGCGGTTCGAGGGCGGCAAGATCACTGTCACATAGGCGCTGCACGTCCAGCGGCATGTACTGGAAATCGCGTAGATCGCAATCGGCCGGCGTAAGAGGATTTGGAAGTTCAGGCGTCGCGATCATCATCCGCCCCCGTTTGTCCCGTTGTGGGACGCTTTTCGAGCTCGATCGCAGCCGGGTGCAGAACGCCATAAGCGCTGCGCAGCACATGCATCCCGAGATAGTCTGGCACAGCGACACCCTGCGCAGCCGCGCGCAAAGCGAGATCAGCGGCTTCTGCCACCGGCAGTCGCACAGGTTGCTCCACTTTCTCTTCACTCATACGCGCACCTGTGGGCCGCTCTGTCCCACCTCGGCACTGACGCCAACGAGCTGCGCAGGCAAAGTCCCTACTGCGCCGAACAGCATCAGTTCGGTGAGGCGGGCGAGCGCTGCGGAGTCGCTGTCGATGCCATGCAGAGCTTTCCATGTCTGCAACGCGTCATAGGCGACATCGCGCAAGCGCGTCTTGACCTCGTTTCGATATTCGGCGCGACGGGTGACGGAAGCTGCTTTCATGCGACCGCCTGTTCGGTGGCTTTCTGGCGCTTCGCTTCCACGGCGCCAGCGAGGTCAACGAAGACATCGGGCCGACGAGCTTTAAGCAACTCGGTGCGCAGTTCGGAGATTCCGTTTTTCTTCCAGCCTGAGACGGACGCCGGGTCGATGCCGCAAAGAGTTGCGGTAGCGCCGGTGCCGCCCAGGCGGTCGATAACGATCTCGGCATGTTCAGGCGGAGTTCGGTTTTCGGTGCGTGCCATGTGCAGCCTCTATTGGTTATCCATGGTCATTTTAGGTCGGCCTAAGATCGAAAGCAAGGCCCGGCTAAAACAAAGTAATTTAGGCTTACCTAATGGATACTTGGAATAGCAGGCTGGCCCGCGCGCTGGCCGAGAGCGACTACAACGCGAACGCCCTGGCCGCGAAGTTGGGCGTCTCCGCGCCCACTGTTTCGGCTTGGATCGGCTCTGGATCGATCCAGCCGGCCCGCAATCTCACCGCCGAAAACGCGATCCGCGTATGCCAGCTTTTGCGCATCCGGCCGGAATGGCTTCTGTTTAAGGAAGGGCCAATGCGCACCCCGGCACAGGCAAATGTCAGCGAAGAAATGCAATCGATAATTGAATATCTAATTGCTATTGATATGATAAAAGGCCCTGAAAGGGACGACGCCATCTACTTCATAAAAAGGCTTCTGAAGGCCGAAAACAAAGGCTCTGAGAGAGTCAGGGATTCAGCGTAAACCCTGGTTCGTAAACACGGAAACAGGATGCAATATTTCCCGGCGCATTCAATTGTCAAAGGAATGCGCGCCAAAATTGCCTATGAGGGGGTATTGTGAATGAGTCAGAATGCATCAAAACTACAGTAGTTCCGATCACACGCGGAAAGGAAATAAAAAGCCGTCACGCCAGGCTTCCAAACCTACAACAACAGCATGACGATCTGATCATGCGACGCCTCGCCCAATGCCTTGAAATGGCAACAGAACTGATCCAGGAAGCCTCCTCGCACAATCGATAAGCCGACCGACAGCCCGCCTCGCGCGGGCTTTTTTCTCGTCCGCGACTTTAGCCTCGCCTAAAATACTTCTTGACTCGATCTTTAGGCGCGCCTAAGATTACCTCACAGCACCACCACCCGCCACCTGTGAGGAACGACATGAAGCTGACGCTCGAAGACCTGCCGACGATCACCCTGAGCCACGGCAAGCACCACGGACCCGATGAAGGGATGTGCCTGCTCGAAGCCACCGCGCTTTTCTCGGGCGAGCCGTTCAGCGATAGCCCGAAGTGCGTTGATCCGGTTCTCGCGCGATTCGGCATGTCGTGGAATGACGGCATGCGCTCCGATACGGAACGCGCGCAGCTCAAGCAGTACATCGCACGCCTGCCTGGCACGAATAAAGGCGCCGAACTCTCGCAGAAGCGCGGCTGGATGGCGATGGACTGGCTGATTCGCGTCCACACCGTCGCATGGCTCGCGCTGAATCCGGGCCTCGCGCATCACGCAGAAACGCTCAAGGCGTTGCCGCCCATCACCTGCACCGTTGATCTCGCCGCGGCACAGCCGAAGCTCGACGCGGCCCGTAAAGATGCGGCTGCCGCAGGGGATGCCGCATGGGATGCCGCATGGGATGCCGCAGGGGATGCCGCATGGGATGCCGCATGGGATGCCGCACGGGCTGCCGCAGGGGCTGCCGCATGGGATGCCGCACGGGCTGCCGCATGGGATGCCGCACGGGCTGCCGCATGGGATGCCGCATGGGATGCCGCACGGGCTGCCGCATGGGATGCCGCACGGGCTGCCGCAGGGGCTGCCGCATGGGATGCCGCACGGGCTGCCGCATGGGATGCCGCACGGGCTGCCGCATGGGATGCCGCACGGGCTGCCGCACGGGCTGCCGCACGGGCGAAGCTCGAACCTACGGTTCTCGCCCTGCAAACCAGCGCGCACGAGTTGTTCTCGAAGATGATCGCCGCGGAGTAAATCATGGCCACCGTTCTTTATTGTGCGAAGCAGGCGACCGCGATGGCCGAGTTCGCATCCGACCGCGCGAGAGCCCGACTTGACGCTGCTATCGACGCTGAAGCCTCACGCGACGAGCTGATCGCGGCCCGCACGCAGGAGCTTGTCGTGAAGCGCATGGCGGAAATGGCGCCGATCGATGTCGTTGCGGGCATGCAGAGCATCACCGAAGGGGGTAGCGCATCGCTGGTTGCGGAAGCCCTGAAGGCCAACGATTTCCACCGGCTTGGCCTCTATGTGAAGGCGCTGATCGATCTCTACATCGAGCAGGACAGCGAGACGATGGCATACGAGTGGATGCGTCGCATCGATCGCGAGCTGTCGCAGTGGGAGCATTGAAATGGACGTCCAAAAAAGCGGAAAGATCGCCGCGAATATCCACCAATTGATCGACGAGTTGGCACGTCAAGTTCGCAAGCAATCGAACGAGTTCACCACTGAGTTTCGAGTCGTTATCGACCATTCCGGTGCCCACGTAAGTCAAGTGACTGTCGGCCCTGAGTTCCTGCGCTACCACGGAAAGAAGGCAGTAAATGTCCGCGGCGAAGCGATCGAGGAGAAATGAAATGCTAATCGAAGAAACCCACCTCGGCTGTGCCCCGCGCGGGCTGCTCGAAAAGAGCCGCGAGCACGTGCAGCACGTCTGCATCTTCGGCTGCAGCAAATACGACGAATACCTGATGGTCAACGGAGTGAGCCGGTATGCGGGCTCTGTGGACTATTCGCGGATTACGGTTCAGTGAGGCAATCGTGAGCGACAAACAATACCCGCCGCCGGAGATGGTCGAGCGCAAGTGCAAGTGGTGCAGAAAGCCATTCATGGCACGCAAGGCGGATGTCAAACGCGGCTGGGGTCTGTTCTGCTCGAAGTCCTGCAAAGCGAAGAAGCAGGAGAAACGCACGGGCCAGAACGCAGCATTTCAGGCGCGAATCGGTGAACACAATCCGAATCATCCGGACTGGTTGCGCCACGAGATTGAACACGAGCAAGCGCTGTTCGAATCGACCACATCGCATGGTCAAGACGGCACGGGAGGTTGGTAATGAGCGAGATAAAGCATACGCCGACCGAAGCCGAAGCGTTCGGGCAATGGGTCGAGGAATACCGCAAGGGCAAGCCCTACTGGTCGACAGCGCGTATCGAGATTTGCAGAGACGCGTGGATGGAGCGCGCGAAGCGTGACGCCGCGCCCGATCTGCTCGAAGCGCTGCAAACGATGGTCAAGCGCATCGAGTACTACAGCACCTTGAAAGACGATGAGCGGCCGAACATTGAGCAGTGGGAATACACCGAGGGCAGCAGTGACATGGCTAAGGCCCGCGCCGCAATCGCCAAAGCGCGAGGCCAATCATGATTGCCGCGACCGTCGCCTACATCGTGATCCTTGGCGCCCTGCTCGCTTTCATCCGGGGCGCGTAATTCAAAAGCAATTCCTTCTTCTGGAGACCACCATGAATCAGAAATACATCATCACCATTGGCTACACGAAACTCGCATTCGAAAACCCCGAGACCGCAATGCGTGCCTACGCGCTGCTCACTGAATCGACGCCGATCACGGCTCCATACATCTACGGAAACGAATTCAAGAAGCCTGAAAGCCTTGAAGGTGTGGAGTTCGTCCGCGAAGTCGACAACGTCGAAATCGAACTTAAGCGCGTCGATAGCGCGAAGTTCGCCTTGCACCTGACCGAAGCCGAGTTCAAGGAAAAGTGCCGTGTGCAGCCGAGCGAAGTCGAAGGCGACGCACGCCTGATCGAAGAACCGCCGACCGTCCAGGCAATCGAGGGTCCGTCGGCCGACGAGCCAACCGATGTCGGTGAATTCATCTGAGAAAGCCATGGTCACCCTGCATCGCCGCAGACAGTGGCGGGACAAACTCGATAGACCGCCCGCGACGCTCGAAGAATGGCAACAGAGCAACCGGTACATCGGCGTCCTGTGCTTTCTTGCGGGACTCTGCACGGTCATCACGCTGCTGATCCTGATCCTCAAGCAGCCGTTTATCGACGCGTTTATCGATTTTCTGTCTGGAGCGTGACATGAAAGCTCGCCTCATCGACTGGTCAATCGCTATCGCATTCGGGCTGTGGCTCGGGTGGATAGCAGCACACGGGGTTTGACATGCCGACTCTCGCACAACTCACGAAACGCCGCGTCCCGTTCGAAGAATTTTTGACGGCGCGTGGCGCTCAGATCATGCAACCCACCAATGAATGGGAAGTGCTGCGGTTCAAGTCGACTAAGGGCGTTTCGATCGTATATCGCAACTCAAAAGACGGTTTGACTTTTACCGGCGAATCTGCCGACGCCTGGAATGCCTTTGCTGGCAACCACGCATGGCGCGGTGCACCAGCGACCAAGCGACCAAAAAGCGTCGAAGGCCATGTACGCGCCCTGCTGGCGCGCGACGGCGAACATTGTTTCTACTGCTTCAAGGCGACGACCGAGGAAAACCGGACCGTCGAACATCTGGTTGCACGCGCCCACGGTGGCCCGAACCACCTGAGCAATATGGTTCTCGCGCATCGCAAGTGCAACTCGAATGCCGGGCATATGAGCGCCATGGAAAAGATTCGCCTGCGCGAGAACAACGGGAGTTCGCTGTGAAACGCCTCTCCCTTTGGAGCCACCGCCACCCAATCCTTTCCATGCTGATCGGCTGGCTGGTAGTGGTCGCGGTCATTCTCGCGTTCGTGCCGGCTGACAAAGGATTTTGAAATGTCACTTGACCCATTAGAAATCAGTCGACTGTACGAATCGGGTATGACTCAGGAACAAATAGCATCGTCCTTGGGGGTCAGCCGTTTCCGAGTTCTGTATTGTATGCAGAAGAACGGTATAAAGACGCGCGTGGCTTTGGGTAAAGATATTCGAATTGAAAGGCGAAATCGAAAACCAACTGCTGAAGAGTTGAGATCAATTTTCAATTATGATCCTTCGACGGGCGTGCTTACTTGGAAGGTTTCACCATCTACCAACGTCCAGATAGGCGATGTGGCAGGAAATATCCATTCTTCGCAAGAAGGTTACACATGCTGGATGATCTGCGTTTTCGGAAAGAAATATAAAGCACATCGAGTTATATGGTGTCTGGTTACGGGAGAATGGCCGACATCTTTAATAGATCACAGAAATTGCTTAGCAACCGATAATCGCTGGGAAAATCTGCGCATCGCTACTGACGCGCAAAACTCCCAAAACAGCAGAAGGCCAGCTACCAACACGAGCGGATTCAAAGGAGCTTGCTTTAATAAAAGAAATAAAAAGTGGTTTGCCCAAATAAAGAAGGATAAAAAGCGTCATTTTCTTGGATTTTACGAGACTCCTGAAGATGCGCACGAGGCCTATTGTTTGGCGGCCGATCTTCTTTTTGGGGAGTATGCGAATCACGGAGAAATCGATCCGGCGTACGTGGATGCGTCTGTGCATCGGGGGACGACGTGATCGACGACGACGATGGCTGGCAACAGCAGGAGCTTCAAGAATATCTCGAATGGATGGAAACATACGGAGCACGAAATGGAAATTCGAAAGGCGCAGCGGAAGAAGGCAAAACTGAGGCTGGGGATCGCCGCCCCCAGCGGAGCGGGCAAGACGTATTCCGCGCTGCTCTTGGCCTTCGGGATCGGCGGTAAGGTCGGCGTGATCGACACCGAACACGGTTCTGCGGACCTGTACGAAGACCTCGGCGAGTACGACATCATCAACATCGAAGCGCCGTACACGATCCAGAAATACCGCGATGCGCTCACCGCATTTGAGAACGCCGGTTACAGCGTCGTCATCATGGACAGCCTGTCGCACGCATGGGCCGGCGATGGTGGCTTGCTCGACAAGCAGGGGAAGATTGCAGACCGCAGCGGCAACGGGTATGCGGCGTGGCGCACTGTTACCCCCGAGCATAACGGCCTCGTAGAAGCGATTCTGACAAGCCCCTGCCACATCATTGCGACGATGCGTTCGAAGCAGGAATACGTTCAGGAGAAGGACGAGAAAGGCAAAACGACCATTCGCAAGGTCGGCATGGCACCGGTGCAGCGCGAGGGCATGGAATACGAATTCACGGTCATGCTCGATATCGACATGAGCCACGTTGCGAGTTCGAGCAAGGACCGCACGCGCCTGTTCGACGGCCAGTTATTCAAGATCGAGCGCAAGCACGGTGAACTGCTACGCGAATGGCTTGAGAGTGGCGTCGAAGTGAAGAAGCCTGAAGGCATGAGCACGACCGAACTGCTCGACTGGCAGGCGGCAATGGAAGGCTGCTCGACTCTTGAAGAACTGAAGGATATCTACGGCAATGCCGCGCTATCAGCTCGCAACCTGAACGACAAGCTTTCATACGACGCTCTTACTGCGACGAAGAACACCCGCAAACAGGCGCTTGAACAGGTAACAGCGTGATGGACCTGTCAACCATCGATCCGGCTGTCATCGAAGCGCGCGGGCAGTACGCAACGGTGAACGGCGAGTTCAAAACTGCGATGTCGATAATGCAGGAACTGACTCAACGCGCGTGCGACACCTTGCGTCAGGCATTGCAGAACGACAGCGAACGCAGCATGCACCTCGACAGTGTGCGGCGCACGTTGGATAGCCTCGAAGAACTGGATCTGAAGGCCAGCGAACTGAAGGTCCAGAAAGAGGAACTTTGGCAATCAGCTTGGGGAAGGAAATGACTCAGACCTACGTGCTCCGAAATCCAGAAATCGCCAAGCGGATGGTGGATTTCATCAAGGCGACTGCAGGCGCTGCAAACGCCGCTGGTCGGCCGCTGGTCGTCACCGTGGCCGAATATAAGGCACGGCGCTCCAACGAAGCCAACGCCCGCTATTGGGCATTGCTGGGCGAAATTTCGGAGCAGGTTCAGGTCAAGGGAAAGTACTTCAGCAAGGACGTTTGGCACGAGCACATGAAAGACCTGTTCGCACCGAAGGAAGATGGTCCCGGCAGGCTTCTGCCGATTAGCACGTCGCAGATGGACACCGAGCAATTCAACCGCTACATGACGCAGATCGAAGTCTACGCAGCACAGGAACTCGGCGTCGAGTTCGCCGCAGTGTAACGACAAAACCCGCTACAAATTATTCCCGAATTTATTCCAGGAGCCGCCCATGTTCAGCGTCACCAACCAGCTTGCCAAAATCGTCTCTGTAACGAACGTCAGCGAGAAGCACGGCAAAGATCGCGTCCCTGCGCTCTCGATTGGTCTTTACATGGTCGGCCCGGGATCGTGGCTCGACATGTACGACAACGCGTTGCGTGGGATGCTCTATCGCAAACCGCAGCCCACACCCGGTGAGTTGCCGATGGAGCATGACGGGCTCACCGAGTTGAGATTCCCGTTCATGCGCAGTCTTGCATGGGACAGGAAATATCAAGGATACATGCTGCGCTTTCGGATCGGCGCGAGCGGCGCGGAAGATGTTTTGCTGCCCGAGTGCGGCATGAAAGATATCCGCTTCGTCACGCAAGAAGGCGGTTCGGTGGGCAAAGGATTCAAGATCACCGCGCATCCGAAAGACGAAGTCGACCACGGAAAAATCTGTGTTCGTCTCCAACAGGAAATCTTCATCGACCTGACGCCACCGGACACGATGCCGACGCTATTCGACAGTGAAGAACAGGACGACGAGCGCGATCCATTCGAATCGAGCGACCTCGCCCAAGACGAATCGCGTATCGCCTAACCCCTACTCCCGGCTCGGTGTCATCGCCTACCGCCGCATCACCGCCTGACACCTTTCCTATCTATTTGAGAGACATCATGCCCACTGGCTACACCGCACCGATCGCTGACGGAATCACCTTCGAGCAATTCGCACTCGGCTGCGCACGAGCATTTGGCGCGCTGGTTACGATGCGCGACGAACCTGCCAACGCACCGATCCCCGAGCGCTTCGAGTCGTCCGACTATCACCAGAAAGCGCTGGAGAAAGCTCATGGGCAGTTATCTGCCATCGGTGCGATGACCGTCGCCGAGCTTTCCGACGCCGCGAAAAAGCAATACGAAACCGACCGCGACAGGTTCCTGAAGTTGATCGCAGAGAAGAACATTCAGCGCGCCAGTTACGACGCGATGCTCGCCCAGGTCAATGCATGGATGCCACCCACGGACGATCACCAGGGGGCTGAAGGACTTCATGGTTGAGCAGATCAGCCGGTCCATCGATTTCGACTGCGCCGGCGATTACTACGAGTCGGAACTAAAAAAGTTCAAACAGATGACCGCCGACGAGTACAAGGCCGATCTCGTGCAGCGACTGCACCGTGATCTCGAATACCACGACGCCGAACACCGCAAGGAAGTCGAGCGCGCCGCATCGCGTACTGCGTGGGTCAAGGCGCTGCGCGAAAGCTTGGCCTGACCCATCCGCGCAGCTACCGCCGCATTGACAGATACCACTAGCTAATTCGAGGTTGAACCCATGAATACCGCAGATCAACACGCCGCAGCAATGGCGATCGTGCACGAAGAAGCCGGCCGGACGCTGTCAAAAGACGACTTCGACCTGTGCATGCGGATCGCAAAGCGTGCGCTTCTTCATTCAGATGCAGCGCAAGCGCCGATCGCATGGATTGGGCCTATGGGGATGCAGACGTTGCAGACGCACGGCGAAGCGCTCGTGTTCAGCAAAAAGAGCGAATATGCAGAAAACGCCCTCTACGTCGCTCCAGGTGCGGCAGCGCAGGAGGAAGACACCTATGTCGCGCAGCGTATGGCCGAGACGCTGGCCGAGGTCTACACGACCATCATCGGCGACGACGCGCGCCAAGAGGATGAATCGCTCAACGCAATCGAGCGCGTAAAGAAGGCCGCACAGGTGCTGCGCCTCGAAGTTGATCTATATCGCGCGCAGCGTGTCGAATCGGCAGCGCAGGGGGAGGTGGTGCGGGTGCCGAGCGACTACGCGAACTGGCGGCTTCACGCGAATGGCATGTACGGGTTGCTCTCCTCAATCATAGGTGCTGGCGCCTTACGTGCGCACGGCGACGACGATCTTGCCGAACGTATTCGGCTGGCTATCGCTCACCACGAACGCATGTGGGCTGGTTCCGCTCCATCTACCGGTGATATGGGGGTGGAGTCGTGAAGGCGCTATCCATCCGCCAGCCCTACGCGTGGCTGATCGTCAACGGGATCAAGGACATTGAAAACCGCGACTGGCCGACGAAATTTCGTGGCCGCGTGCTGATCCATGCTGGCGTCACGTACCCGAAACGCGACTATGCGGACGATGCTGTTGCATATGCGAGGCACCACGGAATCGCGTACCCGGCGCGCGAGGAAATGATCGGCGGAATCGTTGGTGTCGCGACTATCACTGATTGCGTCACCGCCAGCGATTCGATGTGGTTCAACGGCAAATACGGGTTCGTGCTCGCGGATGCTAAGCCGCTGCCGTTCGTGCCGTGCAAGGGCCAACTCAACTTCTTCGACGTGCCCGAAGACGTTGCCGCGACGCTTCGCCAGATGCACACAAAGGCCACCCCATGACATCCCACCCTAACGAGCCCGCTAACGGAGCGATGATGACCACACAGAATGAAGCGGCACTCAATGCGATTCATGAGTTTCTAGGGATCGCAAAGGAGAAAATCTACCCGCAGCCGGACAAGCCGAATAGCGATTGGGCGAAACTCAAAGCGGCGGTTGATGGACTCGCGCTGCTATCCGCAAGCGCGCCAGCCGCGCCGCTGTTCACGCCTGAGCAGGTGGCCACCCTGTTCGTTGCGCTTGGAAATTTTGAATCCAGCGGCTCCAAAAAGTGCGCTGCTTCTATCCGCTCGATTCTCGAAATGCACCGGGGTGAGAAATGACCGAGGAACAGCGCAAAGCCATTGAATGGGCGATCGGAATGGCATCGCAACACAACATCCATAAATCCCCACTGCGTGACCTGCTCGCCGCATCCCCTGCCGCCCCGAAGCTGACCGTGTGGTACGGCACGATGCCCGAGAGTAACGGCAAAACGAACTACACGGCGATTCTGCACAAGGGCGACGTGACGCGGGGAATCACGCTGGACATGTCGGAGTATCCGGACCGCGTCCGCTACGAAGCCGACCGCATGCGGTGGATGATCGGCGAGTTGGACAAAGAGCCGTTCATTCTGGATTACGACGCCGATAAGCATAGCGGGTACGCCGCCCCGCAACCATCCCTGCCCGCGAAAGCTGGCGGTATGACCGAAGCAGAGATTCAAGAATCGAATGCTGTTCTTGACCAGGCTCTGTCTGATTTCTATGCGACGACCGCCGCCGTGGAGCTGGACGATGAGCGGGCGCAGATTCCGTTGGCGTGGCAAAGCACATTCGACGGCCTGTTGGCTTACGTTCTTCAGGACGACCTGCACAACCGCTTGACGCCCCGCGTCATTGATATTGCATATACCGCATTCATGAGTGGTGCCGCAGGAAAAAACAAGGACGACGGCGGCCCATGTGACTGGTTCAACGATACAAAGCCAGTCGTTCAGGCTGCAATTGCGAAGCTATCCAAAGACCTAACGGAAGCCCGCGCCGCATTCCAGCAATCTCCGAAGGGCGATGAGCGGGCGCAGGTTGCCGCCGACAGAACGCCACCGTTTTCCAATTGCCGATTCAAAGAATGCGACCTGCCGGGCCAGTGTGCTGGCGAGGGAAAGTGCCACCATCCTGCCGTTGCCGCGGCAGCACCGCAGGCCGGGGCGGCGCTGACAGAGGAACAGCGGCGGGTGATTAAGTTCTCGGCCGATTTCATTGATGAGAAGTTTGGCGAGCGAATGAAGGCTTCAGACATTCTCCGCGAACTTCTCTCCCACCCCACCGGTAAAGCCGAAGATGCGCAGAGTCTCACGGATGAACAAATTGAGGATGTGTTGTCGAATTACTACGTGGATTTTTATTCGAGCGGTCAAGTAGACGCAAGAAAAGAGCACCTGTTTCGTGGAATTCGCGCTCTTCTCAACAAACATAATTGTTCTGGAGAAAATCATGAATCGTATCAATAAATTGGCCGTCGAAGATGTGTCAAGAAGGCTCAGGGAACGATCATTATTCGCCAAGGCATGCGAACAGGTTACCGACGAACAGGCACTACAAAGCCTGCTACGCGAAGAAGGCATTCAAACTTTGTCGATTGCAGCGACAACCTCCATCGACGCCGCCATGACCGCCGCGCAGCCTGAAAGCGGGGGTGACCATGAGTGACGAAGATCAATTCGATCGTTTCGAAGCGTGGTTCAACAAGGAATATCCGATTTCCGGCGATCGCGGACGCATCAAATATCGCGAGTCGAGCGTTAGGGATTTGATGATTGCCGCATGGCAAGCATCCCGCCGCACTGCGCTGGAGGAAGCTTGGCAGATCTGCAACGTGAACGCCGCCAAGCTCAAGGGGCCGAAAGAAACTGCGTCTGGATATGTCGCGCTTGTCCTCACCGCTGACGAGATCCGATCCCTCGCCAACGAAGACGCCGCACGAACAGGAGATAGCGATCGTGAGTGAAAAGTTGACTCCCAATCGCCCGTCGCCCGAGGGCCGCATGCTCGGCGAGCAACTGGCGCGGCTTACCGACAAAGCTGAAGTCGAAGCGCGGGCCAAGTTCCCGAATCACTCGCGCCGCTGCAAGAGCTGCGCTTTCACCGCCGGCACAGTCCCAAACGGTTGTCTACCGACCGTCATGGATGCTCTGAAGTGCGTTGTCGACGGCACGCCGTTTCATTGCCATCAACACTTCGATGACAAAGGCGTCCCGACCGACCTATGTGCTGGCTGGGGAATCGCGGCCATGGCTGCGGATGAAAAGCTCCGCGAGCGCCTGGGGCCGATCGTTGGTGATTGGGAGTTGAGTTGCGTGTACGAAGATCCTGAGGAAAAAAAGCCCCGCATGCGGCGAGGCTAAAAGCCGCATAGCGGCCTGAGAGATTGCATCGTAAAAGGATAGACAAATGAAATTCAGCACTAACGATAGGCACTTCCTCGGCGACTGGGGAGTAGTCGAGATCAACGCACTGTGCGACACATTACAGACGCTTAAAGGCGCTCTGATGGTCGCATTCGGTGAACACCGCGACGCCACGCACTACAGGGTCATCGAGGACGAAAAAACCGGCGGCAACATGCTGGCGCTCTACTGGACCAAGCGCGACGACGCGTTCCCGCTTCCGTTCAAAATCAATGCCAATACTGCCGTCGATTTTGTTTCTCAGTGGCTGGAAGCTAACGGGAAATGGCCCGACAAGCGGCCCGACACAGACGGGGACACCCATGTTGGTTTCCGCATCCAATCGGGCTGGTACGACGACAAGAGTGAGCACTGCGATTTCGATGTCACCGCGCTGATCATCCCCGAATGGACCATATACGGCAAATGACCGTCGCCACTGAGATCACATCGTAAACCGCAGGGGCTGGCGGGTATATCGGATGATTCTGAAATTGGAGGGGGTATGGGACTCGAGATTTGCCAGGAGCGCTGCAATCAGTGCCTGTTTAGTGAAAACCGAATCGTGAGTAAGTCACGTATGGCTGAGATCGTTCATGACTGCCGGCGCAAGGACGCATATTTCCAGTGCCACAAGTTTACGTTGGAAGATCGCGATGTGATGTGCCGCGGTTACTACGAGACACAGCCGCCGAGCCAGATGCAGCGGGTTGCCGAGCGGCTCAACGCGGTGCGGTTTGTGGCGTTCCCGGAGGAGGAGTGATGAAAAATCCTAATCTGTCGCGCTCGGGCCCAAAGACGGTGACCAGACTTCTCGAGCTTATGAAAGACGGCAAGCCGCGGACTGCTTTTGAAGCGGCGGCTGATCTCGGCATGAGCGTTCCGCCGATCTATGTTGCGACCAAGCAATTGCATCAGGATCGCGAGGTACGAATCTCCGGATGGAAGCTTAATGCGACCAACAATTGCCAGATGGCGATATGGTCGATCGGCAGCGAGCCTGATGAACCGAAGCCAGATTGCTCAGGTAGGAAGTTCGATCCGCCACGTCCGCCGGCGCAACCAGCTTTCAGGGACTGGATGGACATTGCGCTATTTGGAGAGGCAGTCGCGTGACCGAAGCAGCAGAACAGATAATTGCTACAACCAGGCATGCATGGGGTGTGAAATGAAAGTCAGACTCGACAAATGGCTTGAAGATAACTTCGATCCGGCGCCCGCGATCCGCACGGCGCGCCTGTGGATCAAGGCGGCCAAAATCCACCCGGCGCCAGTTAAGGTGGGACGGTCGTACTATGTCGAAAAAGATGCCGTGTTCCGTGACGGGGCGCCGCAATCCAGACTCGTTCACAGGGCTTTCGGTCATGGCAGCTAGGCCGAGAATCCGGCGCCGCGCGAACTGGCCGGAGAATCTTCACGAGCCGCGGCCCGGTTATTACGTCTGGCGGAATCCAATCACTAAGAAGACCATCACCCTCGGCTATATGCCGATCGAGCAGGCTATCTTTGAAGTGGTCGAGGCAAACGCCAAGGCGAAGGAAATGAAGCCGACCAAGCGGCTTGTCGAGCGCATGACGGAGACCGAAAGCACGATCGCCGATCTGATAAAGCGCATGCCGACAGAAGGCGTGAAGGCATCGACGCTGAAGACGCGCTCATACATCGACGCAGCGATTGAAAACAAGATCGGCGATGTTGTGTGTTCCGAGCTTACGACGAAGCATGTCGCTGACCTCATCGAACCGATTTCCGCATCAGGTCAAAAGCGCTGGGCTCAATCGATCCGCAACCGGCTTATTACGATCTGCCGGCGCGGAATGTCGTTGGGTTGGATGACGGCAAATCCAGCCGCTAATACCGAACGCCCGCGCCCCAAGACGAAACGCCAGCGGCTGACGCTCGAAGCCTTTCAGGCGATCTATGAGAAGGCGCCAGAGGTGACCGACTGGTTGCAGAACGCCATGCTGCTCGCGCTCGTGTCGGGGCAAGACCGATCGACTATCGGCACATGGCAGCGATCGTTTTCTCGCGGCGATGTCGTGCTTCTGCAGCGAGCGAAGACGTCAGTGAAAATCGAGATTCCGCTTGCGCTCAGACTGGATGCGATCGATATGTCGCTCGCCGATGTCATTGCGCGATGCAAGTCAACCGGCGTCGTCAGCAAATACCTGATTCATCATGTCCGGACTCAGGGGCGCGCAAAGACCGGGACGCACGTCAAGCTGGGTAGCATCAGCAATGCCTTTGCTGATGCGCGCACCAAGGCCGGAATCCCCGACGATGAACACGCACCGACCTTCCATGAAATCCGCAGTCTGGCGAAACGTCTGTACGATGCGCAGGGCGGCGTAGACACGAAAGCGCTGTTGGGGCACATGACCGATGCGATGGCAGAAATGTATGCGGACAGCCGGGGAATCGCACCGATCAAAGTCACGATAAACAGGTCTGGTTCTGAACAGATTTTTAACAGGAACTGAACAGCATCTGGCAAACCGTTGCCCACAAAGGGCGAGCGGCAAATGGCACGAGTTCAGAAATGTACGTGCCGTGAATTCGCCTCAAACCCAATACTGGATTTGGTTTTAGCCGTTTGTGGGTGAGTTTTTTGACAGCAGAAAACGTCTGACGCGTCCTATACGAATCAATGACTTACGCAGTGGTTTTAATCATCGCTCAAGAACATCCGGCATCCAGCCGATAACCAATAATCCTTCGGGAGATCATCATGCACAAAATCATCGCCGCAGGCGTTCTCGCGCTCGTAGTATCCATTCCAACTTATGCGAGAAACACATCCGCCAACCACGGCCATCACGGTTCGGCTAACAACGGCGCAGTCGGCGCCGCCTCTGTTGGCTCGACCAGCGGTTCATCTGCAGGGTCGTCAGCGGGCTCGACTGGTATGGGAGGTAGCTACTGGTCACCGAACCTGAATGCGGCACCTGAGGACGCGTATCAGCCGTGGCCTGAGGCGACTATGATCCAGTTTCAGAAGCCCTGACGCGGCAACTTAGGCAAGCGCTTCGAGCACTCTATCAATCGAGTGGTCGAGCGTGTTGGGAAACGGCAGCACCGGGTGGCCGATGTGCGTCAACAAGGTGGGATGCTGCCAGCCCAGCGGAACGTCAGGGACGATGTCCAGGCCGTTCTTGAACAGGTGCAGCGGTACGGATGCCAGCAGCGTGCGCAGCGTCATGTCGGGGCTCACACGTGGCGGCTCGAAGGCATACACAGCGGCCGGTGGTTTGCCCGCGAGAGCCATGTCCATCGTTGCCATCAGCGCGATAGCCGCCCCCAGGCTGTGCCCTACAAGCGTTACCGGACGTCCGTCGATCGCAGCCAGCACCGGCGCAGAGATAGCTCGCCAAGCGCTCAGAAAGCCGCTATGCACGTCTCCCGCACCGGGCACGGCCACTGGAATGACGTCGAAGTCGGCTTTCCAGCACGCGTCGTTATCGGAACCCGGAAAGGCGACGACAAGCCCGGCGTCGGTTTGCCGCACGATCGCGCGCGAGGCGCTTTCCTCAACGCCGATGTCCGGCGTTGCGGTATAGGCCTCTTGCGCAATCAGCGCGAAAGCGCGCGGAGTCATTACTGGCTCGCAGCGGGTGCCGATGCCGGCGCGGTTGCTGCCGGCGCGGCTTGGCCGTAGACCGTCATCGCGTTCTGCACCGTCAACTGGAACACGCCGAGCGCGGCCATGATGATCGGTTTCTGGTTTGCCGGAACGATCGTCGAATCGGTCACAGCCTTTTCGATCGCCGGGATACCAGTGGAAAGCAGCGATTGCGCGTCAGTGACGGTGATGGCGCTCGCGGTCGCACAGAACAGGCCGTTCGCCGTGGCCGCCGCCGCGACGACCGGATCGAGCGCAGCTACAGCGGTGAGCGTCGGCTGAACGACCATGCAGCCGTTGACGACGATCGCCTGAAGCTTGGCGAGGTTGGCAGAGGCGGACGCCTGCTGAGCCGTGGTGCAGCCAGCAAACACAAAGCAAGCGGACAGGGCTAAGCCTGCCGCGATTCGCAGCATCTTCATGGTGATTCCTTTCAGAGTGGGAGGGTTACTGCTTGGTGTGTGAGTTGATGAGGTTGACGACGTAGTGAGCTGCAGTCAGGACGATTGCGCCCATGGTTCCAGCTACTTCAGAGGGCGGCGCAGGGAGCTTGGCCGCCTGGCAGATCCAGACGATGCAGCCGCCCAGCATTGCGCCAGTGACAGCGGATGCGCCGGTTGAAACGGGAGACGAGTTCATGCGGACACCTCCGGTTGAGGTTGGGGCTCCCCCGCTTCTGCCTCCTGCGAGGGGTCGGCCATGAACAGCGCGCGCTCAGCCTGTCGGCGTTTGAGCAGACCCGCAGTGACAGCCGGATTATTCGGGGCGATCCAAACGAGAAACTGATCGGCCGCGCCCTGTGCGTTGTGACCGTTTAGCATGCGAAGCAAAGTCGAGGAACCGAGCGCGCCCGTACCGATGTTGTATGCGAGGTCGCAAAGCGCCCCCTTCTGCTCGTCGGTGATCGGAACCGTGACCAGTACATCGATGTGCGCGCCGATACCCTTCATGCGGTAGGCCAGATCGGCGTCCGCTTGTGCCTGCGTCCAGACGGTATGCATCGAAATGCCAGGCCCGGTCGCGCCGTATCCGATCGTTGCGACCTTCCAGCCGTATGCTGGATCGGGATAGGCTTCCAGCCGACATCCTTCGAATTCCTTGGCGAGATTCATCGCCATGTCGAGCCATGCGGGGTTTTGATCCATCATTCCTCCATTCCGGTGAGAACTTTCAGGAGACGTTCATCGGCCTCCCGGATTGCGCGCAGGAGCGCTGTGTGATCGGTGAGCATGTCGCGCTGGGCCTCGGCGATCGCGAGCAGCGCGGCGAGCATCTTTCCTTGCGACTCGACCGTCTGACGCTGAAGCTCGGCCGATTCTTCGGCAACCATCATCAGCACCGCACTGGCGGTTGATGCTTCGATCGAGAGAATCAGGTTCGTCGCGCCGAAATCGACGTCATAGCGGCCGGTGAAATGCAGCAGGAGCGAAATGCCGATGAAGATGCACAGCAGGATCAGGAAATTGCGCGGCTTCCTGACCGTCATGTAGAGACGCAAGAAATTACGCATGGGGATGGAAGTACATGAGGACTTCGAAAGCGGCTTCGAGCGCGACGAGAGCAATCACGATCCATTCGAGGCGCACGCCGTGCCGATGCTGTTTCTGCTCGGTCTGCGCCCGTTTGGCTTCTTCGAGCGCATCGAGCCGCGCGTCGTGATGGTCGATCCGATCGCCAAGAAGCTCGAACCGAGCTTCCGCGATTTCGTCATCCATGATTCTTGACGAACAGGGAAATGATTTCGACGATCATCAAGCCACCAGCGAAAATCGCCGCCCACTTCGCCGGAATCGCGTTGAGGGCGTCCGTCAGGCGCCGGTCGAACTTCTCGTTTATGTCGACTCGCAGACTGTTGATATCGTCTTTCGTGGCGACGGTGGCGATTGCCATACGCAACTCGGCGCACGTCTCGTCGAGCTTGGCCAAATGCTGATCGTGCCGCGCGACATCCTCATCTAGCGCGCGAACGCGTTCACGCAATTCAACGATTGCGGTCATATGCGGATCCATGAATTCCCCGTTAATTGGAAGGAAAAACTGTGAAATTGTCGGTAATGCCTTGGCGAATCAGATTGGCTGGCGCGCTGTTCACGGTCCACACGGCGCCGCTCTGATTGGAAAGCGTCACGCTTACGCCGGTCGTGGTGTTGGTGAACTTGAGATTTCCCGCGTAACTCGGGACTGAATTGAAATCAAGAAGCGTTTGCGTGAGAGCGGGGGTTACGGTGCATACGTTCAATCCGGCATTGAACATCGGGGCATTAGCGAAACTGACCTGCACTGTCGATCCGCCGATGTTGTTACCCGTCAGCAATCCATTGAACGAACCACTTTTCCCAAGGAGATCACTGAAACTGGCCGGAAGTGCCCCTTTGTTGGCGAGCGCCAAAACCCACGCGTGATTCATCGACAGCGGAAAAGTCAGCCCGAGTTCAGTCGCGACCTGCGACATCGAGAGGGGAAACGATGCGGGCAGCGTCATTTGACCGGCTCCAGCATCGCGCGCAGACGCACGACTTCTTTCGCCAACTCGACGCACGCGGCCATGGCGGCATGCCCATAAGCCACTGACAAGGTGCCTTTCTCGCTCTCCAACACCGCTTCTGGCAGGAACTTTTGCAGCGACTGCGCGCCCACGCCGACGTGGCGTTCGCCATTGTCGATGCGCGTGTAGGTGCCGCATTTCAGCATCGCAAGGCAGTCGATGAAATCAGCGGGCAGATCATCCCAATCAGTCTTCAGCCGCTCGTCGGACGATGCAGTGAGGTTGGAGCCCGTGAGGACGCCTGCCACGGTGAGATTGCCTGCGTCGCTCAGTTGGACAATCGCCGTCGAAGCTGCATCGTTCAAAACCTGAAGGCCACCGCTAAACGCCCGAATCGTCTTGCTGGGGGTGGTGGCGCCATTGCCGAGCAAATAGACCTGCGCACCCGCTGGGCATGACGGCGCATTGATGGAGAGAGACGAGACCGAGCGCGACCCGGGATTCAGGGACAGCGTACCGAGGCTGGACAGCGACGGCGCGGCAGGATTGATGATGCCTACATCGACCTCCGAGAGACCGCTATCGAGGCTTCCAGAATCCCACGCGACCGTAACAGTCGTCAGCGACGTGAAGGCCGATGCGCTAATCGTGCCGTACACGGTGCCAGCGGTAACGAACGCCTGAACCCGACGCCCAACGCTATAGAGCGCGGTCTGGTTGCCGGCGAGGCTGAATTGCGTGGCGTTAAGGTACGTCGGCGTGAGCCCGTAGTTCAGCCACTCAGGGCTCTGAAACCACGCCGCGACGTCAGCCATCATCTGGCGAGCGCTGTCGTTGACCGTTGATGGCGCCTGCCCTTCGGCCCAATTGATCGCGCCGGCTGTCGCGTTGCTTGCGGGCGTCGTTGACCACTGCCAGAGTGACATTTTCGGATCACCTATAATGTGAAAAAACCCGCGCGAGGCGGGTTCGGAGGATTCATGCGCGACGTTCTGTTCGTCGGTCTGGTCAAACTAGGAATCGTGGCGATCTTTTCACTGATTGCCGGAGTTCTGTCGGCCGCCAAGAAGCCCGTTCACGGCGGCTGGACGCCCATAGTTCAGGAGCCCTTGTACAAGCGAGCCTGGAACCGGCTGCGCCGTCGCGGCAGCACGAGCGTCGAGGTACGGCAGAACGGTATCCGGGTTCATCAGAAGTCCCGTTAGCCGGTCCTGAAGGCGATTCCCCACCATCTGGCCGACCTTGTTGCCACCGCCGAGAATCCCCAGCCCCACCATCGGATGACCTAGCGCCGCGGCGCCGATCGCTCCGGCCGCTTTTCCAAGATTTCCCGCACCACCGAACGTCGGCCCGTAGAGCTGCCGCGCGAGCCAGCCATTCGCCGCGAGGTTGTACGCCGTATCGCTTCCCGGCGACTTGATTGAGTTCGAGACCGTCGCGCGCTGCAAGTCCTGTCCGATGCCCTGAAGCGATTGCAGCGCGTTCGCGTCGATACCGTACTTAGCCGCATCGCCGCTATTCGTCGCCTTCGTCAGCGCTGAGCGGAACGGCATCATCTGGATTTCAGGAGCGCCTCCAGCGTTCATCGCGCGCGTACCGAGCCCGTTAGCAATCTGCTGGCCGACTTCCATCGTGTTGATTGGAACGCTGCCCTGTGCGTAAGCGTCTTTCGCCGCCTGCACGCCGGGGATATAGCGCTGCGTCCAGTTGTCGACACTGCTTTTCAGTGCGGACAGTGATGCCGCGCGCGAAGTCGCGCCAGTTCGTTGCGCATCGCCAATCATGTCCCCCAATGCCCGGGACGTGTAGTCGAGCGCAGAGCCGTTGATCGTATTGG